CTAGCATCGTTCCGTGAAATTTGCATTTTGAAACAGGTGTCTATTAGGATGGGTGTATGTCTCGTATTGTTGACCATCCTGTTCGTATTGCTCGTATTGCTAGGGGTTTGTCTCAGAGTAAGTTGGCAAGTCTTGCTGGTGTGCAGCGTTCTGCTGTTACTGCTGTTGAGGATGGGCGGACGAGGGTGCCTAGTGAGAAGATTCTCAGCGTGCTCAGTGAGGACCCGAAGCAACTTTTGGGTGAGGTTTTGGGTTGGTGGGATGCGCCTGTGAAGCCTATGTTGAAGCCTGCTGCTCAGAATTTGTTGTTGATTCCTCCTTATACGTTGGGTCAGTATTATAGGACTTTTGGTGAGTGGCGTCGTGAGTTTGCTCCGACGGTGACTGGTTTTGCGTCGTTGTTGAGGTTGAATCCTGCGGTTGTGCGTGAGTTTGAGTTGGGTCGTGTTGAGGCGATGGGTGATGTTTTGGCGGGGCGTTTGGTTTCTGGGTTGGGGTTGTCGCCTGAGTACCTTGTGGCGTTGGAGGGGTTGCGTCGTGGTTGATGTTGGGTTGGCGGGGTTTGCTCGTTCGGGTAAGGATTCGGTTGGGCGGGTTTTGGTTGCTAATGGGTTTGTTAGGCGGAGTTTTGCGTCGCCTATGCGTACGGCTTTGTGTCGTTTGAATCCGTTGGTGGAGACGTCGAGTGGTGTTATGCCTTTGATGGATGCGTTGTATTTGTTGGGGTCTTGGGAGGGTTTGAAGGTGCATGCGCCTGGGGTGCGGGTGTTGTTGCAGCGTTTGGGGTCGGATGTTGGGCGTGAGATGTTTGGTGAGGATTTTTGGGTTGGTCAGGCGTTTAGGGGTTTGGATGGTGTTGAGAGTGTGGTTTTTACGGATGTGCGGTTTCCTAATGAGGGTGAGGCTATTCGGGGGCGTGGTGGTGTTGTGTGGAATGTTGTTCGGCCTGGTGTTGGTGTTGTTAATGGTCATGTGTCTGAGTCTGCGATGGGTGGGTTTGTTTTTGATGAGACGGTTGTGAATGATGGCAGTTTTGAGGATTTGGAAGGTAAGGTGCTCAGTTGTCTGAAGAAACTTTAGACCCGCAGGCGTTTGTTTCTCGTCAGCCGTCTCGTGCTGAGCGTAAGGAGCAGCAACTGTTTGAGCGGGTGTTGGCTGCTGCGGTGGCTGCGGACCGTCAGGGCATGTTTTTGGAGTTGCAGGTTATTCGTGACCAGGACCCGTCTTTGTCTAAGGCTGAGGTTGAGATGGTTTGGGGTGGGTCTAAGTTTCAGCAGGCTTTGGCTGACCGTGGGATTCGGACGACTTCTAATCCTAATTTGACGTTGCGTCAGGAGACGTTTTTGCAGGCTTATTTGTCGCCTGTGAATGTGAAGACTCCGCAGGTGTTGGCTAAGCAGATGAAGATTGGTTTGCCTGAGTTGGATGGGTGGATGCGTCAGAAGGAGTTTGCTTCTGCGATGTCTGTGAAGGCTGCGGATAATTTGAAGCATTTTTTGCCGATGGCTGACCAGGCTTTGGGGCAGTTGGTGTCGCAGGGTGATATGAAGGCGATTACGTTTTTGAATCAGTTGACTGGGCGTTTTGACCCGAATGCTAAGTCTGCGTTGGATGTGCCTGCGTTGTTGTTGCAGGTGCAGGATATTGTGTTGCGTCATGTGCGTGAGCCTGAGGTGAAGCGCAATATTGCTAGGGAGTTGATTGCTTTGGCTTCTGGGCAGTCGCCGTTGGCTGTGGTTGCGGAGCCTGTTTATGATACGATTGTTGTTGAGGCTTCGGAAGATTAGTTAGGTTTTGTTATGTCGTATACGACTACTACCCGTTTGGGTTTGAAGAAGGCTGTTGCTGGGTCTAATCAGGCGTTTGAGACTGCCATTTTTAATGAGAATTTGGATAAGGTTGATGCTGAGGCGGTTGCTGCTGATGCCCGTTTGGATTCGGCTGAGTCTCGCCTTACGAGTGTTGAGGGTGTTAATACTTCTCAGGGTTCGGCTATTTCTGCTTTGCAGACTTTGACTGCTTCGGGTTCTGTGAATTCTGCTAATAATGCGTTGAAGATTGATTCTCGTAAGTTGTCTGTTGCTAGTACTGCACCCACATCACCTTCTACTGGTGATTTGTGGATTCAGGTGTAATGCCTGATGAGCGTTTCGGGGTCGATTACTAAAACTGGGTCTACTACTACCAGTATTAGTGTTTCGTGGAACATTACTAGCACTGCGTCGAATCCTGGTGCGATTATTGAGTTGCAGGTTTATGGGCCTGGCATAACTTTTGTTGATATTACTAGCAGCACTGATAAGCCTATTGTTGGGTCTGGTACTGTTTCTGGGTTGTCTCCTGGTACTTCGTATACTTTTGGTTTTGGTGGTCAGGATAAACTGGGCCAGTTTGGTAATGGCAGTTATTCGTTTAGTACGGATGCTGCACCGTCTAATCCTCCTGTTTGGACTGATAACACGCTTGGCGGTTTTCAGGCAGAGGTTGCTTATAGCGACAGTGTATCTGCGACTAATAGCCCTACTTATTCGTTAACTGCTGGGGCTTTGCCTACGGGTATTTCTCGTTCTGGTGGTGCTTTGTCGGGTACGCCTACGGTTGCTGGGCAGTCTTATTCGTTTACTTTGCAGGCTGCTAATGGTGATGGTTCTGTTTCGCAGGCGTTTTCGGGTACGGTGGCTGCTGCGCCTACTGCTGGTAAGTGGCGTGTGTGGACTGGTTCGACTTGGGTGGTTGGCCCTGTGAAGGTGTGGAATGGTTCTGCTTGGGTTGCGGGCAGTGTGAAGGTTTGGAATGGGACGGCTTGGGTGTCAAGTGTCTAACATTGAGCAACCGCATGTGAAGGTTACCTTACAAACCATTTACGATAAGCAACTTGATAATGAGAAGTTGTTGGTTCGGACGTTGGAGCGTTTGGATGGTTTGTCTGATGTGCCTGACCGTTTGAGGGCTGTGGAGATTGCTCAGGCCCGTTCGGCTTGGGTGGAGAAGATTGCTTATTCGGCGCTTTGTGGTGCTATAATTGCTGTTGGGACGACTATTATTTCTTCGATTAGCAAGGGTTAATTATGCCTCTTCATGTCCTCCCATTTCCTGAGTCTAAGGTGCCCGCTGGTGGCGATTTTGGTAACAAGGAAGCCCCTCGCACTAACCCTCACCGTGGCGTAGATTTCGCTGTTGCTGGTGGCACCCCGATTAAGTCTGCGACTGTGGGTAAGGTTGTTGTTTCTAAGTGGAACACTGTTTTGGGTAACGTTGTTGTTGTTGAGGACCACAAGGGCGTTTTTTGGGGTTACTGCCACTTGCGTGATGTTGGTGCACCTATCGGCACTGAGTGTGTTGCTGGTGTGACTGTCATTGGCAAGGTTGGTAACACGGGTACCGCCTCACGAGGCGCCCATTTGCACTGGACGTGTTCACCTGAGATGGATGGTTACAGCGTTGGTAAGGTTGTGGACCCGCTGGCTGGGTTGAAGAAGCGTATTGCTGCTGAGGTTGGTGTTAAGGCCCCTGAAGCCCCTGTGGAGGCTCCTGAGGCCCCTGTGAAGCCTGCGCCTAAGCCTGCTGCTAAGAAGCCTGTGAAGGCTGCTGAGAAGGCTGCTGAGTAGTCGTGGCTAAGCACAAGTTCATTGAACCTAAGCACATTAAGCGTGCTAAGCGTGTTTTGGCGTTTGGTGTGGCTTCGGGTATTGTTTCGCCTGGTGCTGGTTCGTGGATTGGCATTGATGCTGTGACTTCGGCTATTTTTGGTGCGATGGTGGTATTGTTGTCTTTGGTGGCTGCGATGTTGCTCACTTACGCTGGTAAGGGCGAGGTTTCGGACACAGATTTTGATTCACACATTAATGAGAGCATTGAGACTTTGAAGTCTACTGCTAAGAAAGAGAAGTAAACATGTACGATTCGTTGGCTAAGATGACTGCTATGGGTTCAAAACCGACCCCTAAGCCTGCACCTAAGAATGCCCGTGTTGAGGCTGCTAAGCGTATTGCTGCGGAGTTGAAGGCTAAGAAGGCTGCTGCTAAGAAGGTTAATGAGTCTTACAAGTTGCCTGGTGGCGGAACTAAGTATGATTCTTACGGCGAGAAGAACAAGTACAGCGGTAAAGATTAATGCCTTACAAGTTCACGGATAAGCAGGCTTACCACATGAAGGATGGTAAGCGTGATTATTTGCCTAAGAAGCAGGCTGTGGCTATTCAGTTGGCTAAGTTGCGTAAAGAGGGCCGTATACCGCCAAGAAAGGGCGAATAATGTCTACAAGTATTGAGATTGAAGTTGAGTCTGAGTCTGAGTATTGCGATTGCTGCAAGGACTGCAAGATGAGCATGGGTGATAAGCCTGAGGAGTCTAAGGACGCCATGTTGGCTGAGTTGAAGAAGTTGTTGGGTGATAGCAGCAGCAATGGTTTGGCTGAGCGTCAGATGAAGATTGATGAACTAATCTCTAAGATTAGTGAACTTGGTGACTAACATTGCCTATAGATAGGCGTGATGAGGCTGCTGCTAAACGGAACGCTGTAGCAAAAAATAAAGTTATCAAGGCTATGCCTACTGGACCAAATGTTGGTTCTGCTGCAGAGCAGCGTGCTTTAGAAAAATTTATTTCTAACCCTAAGTTTGGTTATTCGCCTAACCTTGGCGTAAAAGAACCTTTGGAGGCTTTGGCTAATCGCAATACCATTCCTGCTGGGACTGAGATGTATCGTGCTTTGACGCCAGGGGAACTTGAGCGTATAACGGCTGCTACTAAGGGTGGCGGGGATTACAAACCTGGTCAGGTTAGGTCGGTTGCTGGTTCTAGCGATTTGCAAACTTTAGGACAAAGTGCTTCTAAAACTGGCAACATAAATTTCGGTGGGCAGAATAGTTATGCAAATACTATTGCCCAGATTACTGCTATGGAAAAACTTAACGGTATTCAGAACGTAAACAAGTTTGGCGATTTAAGTCAACTTAACCAAGAGGGCATGTTAGGTCCAAATACTAGGTATAAGTTGTTGGACAGCACGCCTTCAACTAATCCTGCGGTTCCTAGCATTATGCGTTTTGGTGCTTACGCTAACAGTTTCTTGGGCTTTTTACCTATGTTGATGCAGGCTGGAAACATTGCTACTGGTAAGTATGTTGACCCTATGTTTACTAAACCTGGCAGGATAGTTCAGTAAGAGGAAAACCCCCGCTTATTCGGCGGGGGTTTCTTCGTTTTCTGGGGTTTCTACTGTGAAGTCTTGTAGCAGTAGTTGCACTGTTGGGCATGGGTAGTGGACGATTGCGTCTGCGAGGGCGGAGCAGTGTTTGCAGCCTTCGATTGCTTCGGCAGTGTTTTCGCCTTCCATTTCTTCAGCGTCGTGTAGCAGGAACACTGTGTTGAGTGTTTCGTACATTAGTGACGCACCCAGTTTCAGGGCTTCTAGTTCTTTTTCGTCCATGGTGTCTCCTTATTTGTTTTGGTATTGTTCCAGGAATGCTTTCATCCTAGCAGATTGTTCTTTCTGACTGTATTTCTGGTATGACTCTTTTTCTACATCGATTGGTTTACCGCCAACAAAGAAACTGATGTTTTTGAGTTCTCGTTCTCGGTCTGTGAGTTCTTTTCCTGGAGGGTTGTAGCCTAGGCCCTGTGCGATTCCACTAAATGCTGTCATTGAGAATAGGCGGTCTGCAAGGGTTGGCAGGTCTTTTACAGTTGACGGCGTGCCATAGCGCACATCTGTCTTGGTGGCAAACTCGATTGGTAACTGGAGGATTGTGTTGATGTTTTTACCAACTAGTGACTGGGTTGCGCTGATGCCTTTGAAAACGTTTTGTTCGCCAGTGTATGCAGGGTCGTATGCGAATCCGCTGTAGTTGTCGAGAACGTCCATTGGCAGGATTGATGGTTTCCAAACCATTGGGCCGTTTGGTCCTTCGGTGATTGGGCCGAACACGCTGTTGCTTAGGAAACTTGGTGCCTGTTTTTTCAGGTCCCATGGTCTACCAAAACTGGTTGGTTCGTAACCTTGTTCTTGTGATAGTTCGTACTGGACCTTTGGGTAGAGCAGCACGGCTGCTGTGTGGTCCATTGCCAGTTTGAACATTGCGCCGTGTGCGACACGCAACCATGTGTAGTAGGTGGTTAGTGGGCGGATGCGTTTGCGCTCAAAAGCGGTAAGCGATTGTAGTGTTGGGTGGTATTTGCTTACTGCTTCTGAGATTTGACGGAGCATGTCTGCATCGTTTTTGAAGTTTCCTCGGCGGATGACGCTCATGGTTGTTGCCATGCGGGCAATGTTTCCGTAGTATGCTGCAAAGTCACCAACTGGTTTCAGGGTTACTTGGAATTTTGATGCTGCACGGCGGACGCCTTCTTGGAAGGTTTTGCCTAGTTCTTTGTTGTAAACCTGTTCCGCTTCGGTACCGAACTTGATTGGGTTGCTGATTGCTTCGTCGTAGAGGTTTAGTACACGGTCATCGAAAAGGCTGTTGATGATTCCGCCAGAGTCTTCACCAATTTTGATTAGTTCTTCAATGTTAAATGTTTTTGTTTTACCGTTGATGACTGCTGTGACTATGCCTTTTTCAACAATGTTTTGGTATTCTCGTGAGTTTACGCCTTTCATGCGTCGCAGTGCACGGTTGAATTTTTCTTCTGTTTTGTTGGCTCCCCATCCTGCACGGATGTCTTCGCCCACCCATTCTTTAACGGTTTTGAATGCTGCAATCCAGTCTGATGTGTGGTTTGCGCCTTGCATGACTGATGTCACTGAGTCGCTTACGCCGTTGATGATGTGGTAACTTGGTTTGACAATTGTTTGGACTGCTTTTACCATGCCTGTTAGGTCGAGGAGTGTGCGTGTCCAGCCTCTAATTGGGTTTTCGATTAGCCCTGAGTAGTTGCGGTTCATAAACATGAAACCTTCAGCCATGTACTCTGGGAATAGCATTCCCTTTGGTATTCCGACTGTTAGGTCAATTCCACTACCTGGGACTGTTTTTAGTTCAACCCAGCCTTCTTTTAGTGCTTGTTCTGCTGGCACACCCTGTGCTACGTGGCTGAAATCTTTAGCAAAGTGTAGACCAATTGTTTGAATTGTTTTTGCGTTTTGTACGGCAGTGATGAAACTGTTGATGATTACAAACGGTTTGCCGTTTGCTTTTTCAAATGCTGATGCCCGCTCATTCCATTTCGCTAATGCTATGGTGTCTGCAGCAATGTCTTTTGTCGGTTCAGTGAAGGGCAAGTTGTCGAGCAGTTTTGTCAGGTCAGTAACGTCTGATGATTTTTTAATGCCTAGCGACATGTTGAGATTTAGCGTGTCAAACATTTGGTCTAGTGCTGCACGGGAAAGCGTGCTGTTTGGTCCTAGTTCTTCCATGATTGGGTCTAGGACTTTACGCATTTCTTTAGCAAACTCGTTGACAAGGCCATTTTCTGATGGCGATACTGCTTCGCCTCGGCGTAGAGCCAAAGTGAAGCCCTTGCGGAAATCTTCTGCTGAAAGAATTTTGTCGTATCGGCGTGCAATGTCAGTGAAAACATCTGCAACGTTTTGGACAGCACCCATTAGTTTGCTTTCAGCAATCACAGCAATCTGCTGGATGGTTGAGTTGCCTGCTGTTGAACTTAGGTGCTTTTGAATGTTTTGTGCACGGGAAGCAACTTGCTGGTCCTTGCTGGCCTTTGCACCAAGTTTCCATGCGGGGTCGTATAGGTAGGTTTTAATTTCTGCGTTTAGCAGTGGACGCATTATGCGCTCTTGCTCTAAACGCATGTAGGCATCAAATTCGCCTTCAGTCATGTTGCGAATTTCTTGTGCAAGTTTTGATGCAGCAACGAAAGCGTCTTCACGGGCACCTTCAGCCAGTTCACCTGCACGGACATCGGCTGCTTCAGCAATCTTTTTAGCAGATGCTTTTTCTTGTTTAGCAGTTAGTTTTGGTGCTTTGGCTGTAATGTTTGTGTCGTGTAGAACGTTGCCAACATTTGCTGCACCGTCAGTAGTGACAATTACACGGTTTTTGTTAGCGAGTTCTGTGGCAAGTTGTTCATCGAACTGGGTGCTTGGTACCCACTGGACACGGTTGTTCACAGCGTCGTACATCCAGTGTTCGGTTGGTAGCCACTTTTCCCATGCTTTGTTGCGGGCAGTTTCTAGGTTTTTTGCTAAACGGGTTAGGGTGCGATTCCAGTTTGCCACTTCTTGTTTAGTTGTTTTGCTGGTGATGCTTATTAGGTGCTGTTCTATTTCTAGACGAGCCTTGGTGTACATGCGCTCTGCGGTGGCTTTGGCTGCTTTAGTTGGTGACGGTAGGTGTTCACGGCCTGCTGGGGCTGCGCCACGTAGTTCTGCTTGTTTGAAGTATGAGTTTATTTCTGTACGGAGACGGCCCCATGCTTCTTCATCTTCTGGGCTGAGTACTCGTTTGATTCCAGCGATTTCGCCGTCTTTGATGAATGCCATGCTCATTGCACGGAACACTGATTCGGCTGCTGGTCCGTATGACTGGTCGAAGATGTGTGAGATGTATGCGAATTCTGCGAATAGGCGTCGTGCTTGTTCGGCTTTGATTGTTGGGCTGTCTGAACCGTTTTCGTTGACTACACGCCATGCTTCAACTAGTTTGTCCCAGATTTCTTCCATCATGGTGACGCCTGGTTGTAGTGAGTCTTCGACATCTGCTAGGGCACGGGTTGAGTGGATGTCTTGGAAAGTTTTGATTACTTCTGGTTTGAAAAGTTCTACAGCCAATTCTTCTGAAAGGGTTTTCATTTCCTTTTTGTAGGCGGGAGATAGTTTGTTTTGTGTTTCACCAACGCTGCGGATTCGTTTTGCAATCATGTCTACGGTTGGCATGTTTTTTGTGTCAACGCCTTGTAGGACCATTCTGATTGCGTCCATGAGACCTGTGAAGGATACGCTGTCGTATTTGTTGCCAGTGAATGGGATAATCATTCGTTCAGCGATTTTGTTGAATCCGTGGAGGAATGATGCGTCGATGAAGTCGCCTACTTCTAGGAATACTAGGTGGGCTGCTGCGCCTTCTTTTACGGCTGCTGCTTGCTCTTTAACGATGAAGCGTGCACCCATGCCTGCAAGGGTTAGGTCGCTTGCGCTATGGATGTCTTCAGCGATTCCTCGTAGAACATTATCTGTGGAGGTTTTGCCTTTAATAACTTTTTCCATTGCACGCCCACGCCAGCGAGATGCTGCTTGAGATGCAATTTTTGTGCCAAAGTTTTCGTTGAATTCAAGTATGCGTTTTGCTTTGCTGAAGGCGGTCATTTCGCCTTCAATTGAGCGTGCAACTTGGTCGCCAAGGTTTGAGATTTGGTAAATTGGCATGTTTTCAATCATGTCTCGAATTTCGAAGTCGAGGACACGGCTGACTAGGGTTCCAATGTTTTCGATGTATGCAACGCCGTTAGTTTCTCGTCGAGACTCTGTGCGTTCGGCAGCCCTTTGGCGGGTCTGTGTTTTTACGGGGTCTGGTACTGGAATTTCGTTGTTTAGACGAGCAATGTAGTATGGTGCCAGAACGTCTGCGCCGTTAATGTTTTTGGCTTTGAAAATCATGTCTGGGTTTGTTTTGTCGATTCTGCGACGCATCTCGTTCACGCTGGCAGCCTGCTTTAGCAGCAGGTCACGGTATGCGTTGAACGCATCTTCGTTAGACATTGCCTTTTCAACTTTGATTTCCAGTTTGCTTTCAGGGTCGAGTGCCTGAAGAATCTTTTTCAGAGATGCTGTCTCAATCTGGTCTCCAAGTTTCAAACCACGAAGGAGGGCTTCAACATTTTTGTAGTTACCCTTGGCTGCTGTGCCTGGTGCAGGGAGCATTGCAACAAGTTCATTGATGTCAAGTTTTTTGCCACCAGCGGTAAGGGTTTTGTATTTGTCTGCAAATTCTTTACCAAGTTCGTTTGTGAGTTGCTGTAAACGAACTTTTTGTAGGTCTTTGCTTGTTCCAACTTTGTTAAAAATAACATCAAATTTTTCAATAATTTGATTCATTACTGTAGTTGGAATGTTTTTGTCTAGCGGGTATTTTTGGGCGAGGGCTAGAATTGTTGACGCTGCCCCATTTTCGTCTAAGATTGGTATTTCGCTGAGGCTTTTAGCCAAAATCTGGGCTGGCTTCAAAGATGATTCTGTTAAGCCACGGAAAAATTCGAAGGGTGAAGTTCCTTGTACTCGTGCGGTTGCTTCTTTTGCACGGCGAATTAAATCAACTGGTAGGTTTTCGATGTAGGCAGTTTGCTGGTCTTTAAATGGGTCAAGAATTCTCTTTAGAACATTTTCCGATTTACCTTCAGCGACCTTAGTGACCTTAGCAGCCTTAGCAGCCTTGTCTAACTTGCTGAGCACTTCTGCTGCAACTTTAACTTCTGCGTTACTGCTTACAATGCTTGATTCCTTCAAAGTCTCACGAAGAGATTTACCAGTGTCTACAAGTGGTTGTAGCGTGAAACTTTTGGCAGCAGTTTTTGGTGTTGCTGGTACTGGTGTTTCTGCAACTTTTGTTGTGGCAGATTCGACTATGTTATCTATGGCTTTGACGGCATCGTCTGCTGCTACAAGTGCAGCGGTTTCGGCAGCCTCAAGAGCCTTAGAGGCTTTGTTTGCTTTTCTTGCTACGCCAGCAGATTTTGCTGCATAGATTTTTAGTCTACGCTTGGCGATTTCTTGGGTAAAGATGCTTGCTGAAGATTTGATGCCAGCGTTCAGCATTGAAGACAGCGTGTCACCAATTTTTACAGCAAGCGTGCGATTCTCAGGGGCAAGGGTTGTTGTGTAGGTGAAGCGTTCAATGTTTTTCTGTGCACCTGCTTGTATTGCTTTTTGTTTTGCAAGGATGCTCTGTTGACGTGGCGTAGCATTGGTTACTTCAGGAACTGGGCCTGTGCCCTTCCATTCTGCGTAACCTTTTTGAGGTTTACCGTATGTTGGCGTAAATGCTTTGGATGCTGCAGCACCTTCGGTACCAGCCTTCGCTGCAACTTCACCAGTGGTTGCAGCAATCTTTCCTGCTTTAGCAACTGTTTTTGTTCCAGTGGTAAGAAGTTTTAACGGAATCTTGATTGCTGCTCCACCAACATAGGTGGTTGGGTCAAGTGCTACGTCAAGTGCTAGTGACCCCCAGAATCCTGGGTCTTTGATGCCAGCGTTTTTTAGTACGTCTGCGCCTGTGTCTGGGCGTTCTCCCCAAATCCATTTCAGTGCATTTAGTTCACCTGCACCGAAGACTGCGCCCGCCCAGTTGCCTTTTTGTGCTGCAGTGATTTTTCCTGTAACGCTGTACATTGGCATGCTTAGGATGTCAATGACAGATTGTGCTGGACCTAACGGGTTGCCTGGTTTTCCAGCACCACCACTTGCTGCCTGTCCCTGTTTCTGGAATGGCGATACAGCCTTTTTAGTAGCACCTTTTGTAGGTTGCACAAAGGGGCTGACTGGTTTTGGTGTTGGAGAAGCCAAACTGAAATCCTATTCCATTAGATAGGTCAATTATACGCAGTAAAAAGCGGTTTAGTACATCTGGTCGACGTATGCGGTGACAAACGGCGACAACTTGTTCGCTGTTTGTGGGCTACCTGATTTAATCGAGTTCCAAGCGTTTAGAATGTCAGCCTTTTTAGGGGTGGTGATTCTTGTTGAGTTTTCAGGGTTTAGTGCTGCCCATGCTGCGCTGTAAGCATCGTTCACTGTGCTTTGGATTTGGGCGTAGTCAACGTTTGCATCTGCTGCACGCTGCTGAAGACCAAATAAGTCTTTTGTGTACGATGGTTTCTTTGTGGCAGCAGCCTGTGCAGCAGCCTGTGCTCTGGCTATTGCCTGTTGACGTGCCTGCTCTTCAGCGTACTTGGTGTTCAGAACGTTCTGCTTGCTTCCATAGTTGGTTTGTGCAATCTGAGACTCGGTGCCAGCCATGTTCTCTTCGATGCCTGCTAAGCGGTCTTCGAGGTTTGCACGGAGTTGTTCTAGTGCTGAAGCCTTTTGGTAGTCGTAACCCTGTACGGCGCTCTGAACGTCGTTCTGTGCTTGCTGAGACATGACGTTCTGTAACGCAGACCAGGTGGTCTGGTATGCGTTTGCATCTGCAATGCCCTGTTCGGCAGCCTGTGCAGTTAGTGAGTCGGTTGGGGCAGGCTGACCTGCGGTTCCCATTTCGGCTGCTGCGGTGGCTGCGCCTTGCTGGCCTGCAGCGACGCCTTGGCGTGCTTCGGCTGTGCGGGCTGCAAGAGCATTCTGCTGTTGTTCAATTGAGGTTTTGAACTGTTGAGCAATCTTTGCTTTGTCTTCTGCACGGACCATGGTTAGGTTGCCGAAAATGTTTTTGATGTCTGCGGTGTTTTTGCCGTAACGGTCCATTGCGCTGACCTGTTGGTTTTTGTACAAGTCCATAACGGGCTGGTAAACAGAAGTAGCGTCCTGGAATAGGTCGTTTGCTGTGAAAGGTTTAGGGGCTGCTGGGCGGGTTGTAGGGATGCCTGCAGGAGGAGGGGGAATTTCATTCATTTTCAGGTTTGCAGCATTTTTGGCTACTAGTTGCTTTTCGGCACCAATTTGCCCCATTGCACCAGGCTGGCCCATTACGCTAGTTGTAGAGGTTGGTGCCTGAGGTTTAATTGAATAAGGCGATGCAGCCATAGCATAGTTTTTTGCAAACTCGTTAGCAAAGTTTCCAATGTTTTTTCCAGTGTCAGAGAAAAATTTGTTTACTCCAGAAAAATCACCAAACATGTCTTTAGTAGAAGGCGTTGGTTTTGGTGTTGGTTTCTTTGGGTCAGCCATCTTATACTCCGTAACGGGCTAGTTGAGCAGCAAGTGCTTGCTGGATTGCTTGGTTTCTGTAATCCTGACCAACAGTTGTGCCAGTCCAGTCCGTGCCAATAGCACCATAGTTTGCCAAAAAGTTTTGGTTCAAAGAAGCCAACTGGTCTTTTACGCTAGTCTGTGCAGCAATGTCTGCAGCGTTCGCCTGGTCCTGTGCACGGTAGTAAGCACCATAAGCGCCACGACCCATGCCACGGGCAGCGAAGTTACCTGCAAGGTTACGGCGGGCACCTGCAGCGTTCTGCTTCATGCCAGATAGTTGACGGTTTGCAGCGGTGGTCTGGTTCTGCACTTCTGACAAAGCGTTGGCTCGTGAACGGTTGAACGCTGACTGACCACCTGCCAGAGCCTGCTGGTAAACGGGGTCTGAGTTAATTGAGTAAGATTCCGCTGCACGCTGAGCCATTGAAGGGTCGCCACTCATCTGCCCGCCAGCCATTTGTGCTGCACGCTCAGGTGAATAGAACCTGATTGGGCTGTTTGGGTCTACAGTGTCAGTGGTTTGTGGTACACCGATGGGCATTAGCGTCCCTTCATTTTCATCAAAGCAGCCTTCTTCGCTGCAATACGACGGTCACGGTCAGCATACCCGCCCATGTCAACAGGTCCACGGGTGGGTGCACCAGACATGTTTGCATACATTTTCTTACCAGCCGAAAAAGGGTTGAACGAGTAAGTGCCGAGCATGGTGTTCTTCTGCGCCACTAGTTCGCTCCCTTAGTAATCTTTGCTTTAGCACCAATCAAAGGGATGATGCTAAAAATCTGTACAGGTGAAGTGGACGCCGTACCGTCGCAAGTCAAGTATAACTCAAAATAGATGCGTCTGAAGCGCAAAGCCTGATTGAGTTTAACCTCCATACGGATGGGGTAGGTGTGTGGGAAGTTGTCCACAATGGTTGCGATGGCACCTGATGGGGTGGTGATGGCGTCCCATGTGCCGTAGATGGTGTCTGACCCGTCAGTTCGTGATAGTTGGTCCCAAGTGTAGAAACCTGTTTCGGCGTCAAAGTCTTTAGACAACTCATCCCATGTGGTTTGCAACGTGCTTTCTGGAATGCTCACAGGGTAGGCCACGGCTTTGACAGCGTTTGTGGTCTGTATGTCTGCTGCCCAGAAGTATAGGCGTTTCCATTCGACGGGTGCGTTGAAGTCGTAGATTTTGGTGCGTAGTGAACATTCGAATGGTTCTGCGCCTTTTGATGTGGTTGGGGCGTCTTCGATGCGCCATAGGCAGAACTTGTTTCCTGTTGGTTCTGTTACTGTTTCGACACCGCTAACACCGTAGTATGAGGATTCTGTGCCTTGTTCTGAGATGCGTGGCAGTTCAACAAAGTAGGCGATTTTGCTGGTGCTTTCCCACTCTGACCAGGTTTCTGTGTCTAGGTTGTAGACGTAGATGTTGCCGTCGTGCCATACGATGCAGCGTCTGCCTACGATGCTTACGGCGTGTTGGAAACGGTTGTTGGCTGGATTGTTGCCTGTGAATTTTACTTTCTGGGCGTTTAGTGGATAGTAGAGCCAGTTTTGGTATTTGTAGAGAATGCCACCTGATAGGACAAAGTGGGCGTTTTCGAATTTGATTACTGAGCGTTTGTTTTCGGCCCCGATGTCTTGCTGCATTGCTTGCATGCTGCCCGTTTCGGGGCTGTCACCGTATGAGTAGCGGTAAGTTGAGCGGTTGCGGAAGATTACTACGTCGCCGTAGCCTTGTGCCATGGCGGTAATCCATTGTCCGTCGCCTACACCGATTTCTACGTAGTAGTAGTTTGAGGTATCGTCGGTCCAGTCCCAGATGCTGGTGAGTTCGCCTGATGGGCCGAAAGTTGTGATGTCTGACCAGTAAAGGGTTGAGGCTGTGCCCGTGCCTTCGACTCCGTAGCCGAAGAAACGGTTTTGGAATAGTTCAATACCGCCAAGGAGTGGCATGTTGGTTACTGTGAAGGATGTGCCGTTCCAGTATCCGCCTGGTGTGTAGGTTGAGCAAAGGACAACTTTGTCGTCGTATTGGGTGCAGTCTGATGCACGGAATGCTGCGATTTGGGTGAATGTGTATGCTTCGACGTTGTATAGCCAAGTTTTTGAGTCGGTGACGCAGACTAGGAAACGGTCACCGTTTTGTTTGATGTAGGTGCCTAGGATGTCGATTGGTTCGCCTGTGGCTGGGGTTCCTACTACTGTGATGCCTGTTGATTCTGGGTAGACTGCTGGACGTGAGGTTAGCGCACCGTTGGTTGTAAATTCGAAGTTGATGATGCTGGCTAGTTCGGTGTCGTCAATGGATGACTGGTCCCAGTAGTTGTTTAGGCCACCAGTAAAGCGTTGTAGTGTTGCGGAGCGTTCACGAATAGTCCCCGACATTTAGTAGTCCAATGCGTCAGGCAGGATGCTTTGGTATAGGTCTGTCTGTGACAGGTTTTCTTTCAAGTTGAGGCGGTCTAGCCCGTCACGGAATTGACGGTTTTTGTAGGATGCTGCGTCGTAGTTTTCGTCCATTTCGAGGGCTTGTGCAATGACGTAGTTGACCAGTTCGTTGAAGTAGCGGTCTGGGATGGTTAGTGTGCTGCCGAAGGTGGTGATGTTGGCTGGCACTTTGACGTATTCCATTTTTAGGCCGTTGGTGATGTTCTTGTTTGGCACTGGGTAGAAGGTGATTACGCCCGCACGTTCGTACCAGACTTCTGGACGTTCTGCGTCGAGAATTGAAGTCGGGTCGATAGCAATAATGTATTCACGGGCAGCCTGTGGTGACACGTTTTTGATTGGGTAGCCTGAAACGTAGATGGCTTCAATGGCTAGTACTTTGTCCCCTGGGAATGTGTAGTCCTGTTGGCCTGCGACAATGTTTGAAAGTTTGGTGGCTCTGAGGATTGGGTTTGAGTTGACGATTTCTCGTTGACCGTCGTTTATCCAGCGAAGAATGGCAGCATCAGCCAACTGTGCACCTGATACGTCACCGAACTGTGAGCGTACACGGTCTGCGACATCTGTGCCCGTGAGGGTGAATTCTTCTGCTGGCATAGTTACTTCCTAAGAGTTTTTCCATCATGCGACCAAGTGCTTTTGTGTGAACTCATGGCGCTTTTCAGAATGTCTTTCTTTTCTGCACGCCACTCTTCTTCACGTTTAGCATTGACAGCAGCCTCAGCCATCTCTAACAAGTGTATCTTATTTACCTTAGAATTTGGGTCATGTGTGTTATTATCCAGCAACCAAGCCACTAGACGGGCGTCGATTTCTGATTCGTACAGGTTGCGAATGTGGTAAGGGGTGCTCATGTTTGGTTCGTCAACTAGGGCGAATGGGCGTTCTGGGTCGAAAGATGGGTGACCTGGCTCCATGCGGATGAGGCGAACTGTTGGAAAAATGTCTGCGATTACGGCTGCTATTCTGCGCTGATGCTCGTTGTATAGGCCGTCTATTCGGGCAAAATTTATGTATTCCATAATGTTTATTGTACTAAAAAACCCCCGCTACTGGGCGAGACGGACCACAGTAGCGGGGGAGTTTATTTAGTGCTTAGAGTTCAGCGATGTTGCTCAACTTAGCGTGTGCGTTACGACGGTAGGTACCTAGTTCTGAGTACTGGTACAAACGTGCTTCGTAAGCGTCGGTGTCAGAAACACGTGACCACATTGAACCGTCACGGTCCATCCATGACCAGTCCTTCTTGCGGTTGATAACGAGTTCCTTGCTTGATAGTGCGTACAAGGTGCCCTTTGGAGCAGCGTAGTCAGATACGAACTTGATTGGCTTACCCAATGCTTCGAATGTGAATGAACGCTGTCCACCAGTTAGTGCAGCACCGTTTACGAACTGACGTAGACCCTGTAGTAGGTTCCAGTATGAGTTGTAAACACCTGGTGATGCTAGGAATACGTCAACGTCGCCACCCTGCTTGTCAACGCTCTGTACGAGGTTGATAAGGTTTAGTTCAGTTAGGGTACCTGGGGTACCTACTGAGCCTAGGGTCTTGATGGTTGAGTTCCATACTGCAACCTGTGCACCGTCGATGCCGTGTAGCGAGTTACCTGAGCCAACGATTGCACCTAGACCAGTCAATTCCTTGTTGAAAGAGTTGAGGGTGTTTGATGCACGAACGATGATGTCACCAGCGGTGACTGCAACGTTAGTGTTGAAGGTTACGGTGTTCGCTGTTTCGTCAACTGACAAGACAACGATTCCTGCGTATAGAACCGTTGGGGTTCCGTCAACAAGGTCGGTTCCTGCTAGTAGGTCGACAACCATGTCTGGCTCAATCCACTGTACGCTGTCGAAGTCGACAACTGCGTCAGCGGTTGAGTCAGTGGTCTTTACGACACCAAGGGTACCTGTACCGTTACCGTAAATCTGACGGTTTAGGTCACGAGATAGGTCTCGTTTTAGGCCCTTGATTTCGTTGTCAACTACGTTGATGAATGAGTTGTAGTTGTCTGCAGCCTGCTCGAACAACTGTCCGTCAACCTCGATAGCACCGTATAGGTTCTTGAGGTATAGGTGAGCCTGCTTGTACTTCTGAGCGCCAGCGGTTGGTAGTTTCTCACGAATACCACGTGCACCGATGCCCTGGTTGCGCCCAATGTGGGTATCGAAGATTACTTCTTTACCGTTCTGGGTGATGTTCTGCGCTGAAGCCTCAAAGAACTCCAGTGCTGGGTTTTTGTCCTTCAACTGCATGTGAATGTCGCCGTAGACGAGTTTCAATGCATCTGAGGCAAATGTCAAAATGCCTTGACCAGCCATAGTTTTACTCTCCTAAGAGTAGAAATTGATAAATGAATAAAAATTTATCTTCAGTCCCTGACCCCTCTTAGGGCTGTAACATCGGAATACAGTATTATCGTAGCAGATTTTACTGGTTTGCTTTGCTATATTCCGCAAACATCTGAGCAAGCATTTCTCGCTTACCTTTGTCGTCTGTCGGTATTTGCAAATTCGGTGACACTACGCCTGCTCCACCAGCAGAACCTACAACGGTTGGGGCTGGTTCGCCACCTTGTCCTACTCCGCCAAACGGACCTACCATGGCTTGCAACTGTTTCGCTGCGTCAGCCAAAGTAATCTCACGTCCTGCGCCTAGGGCAGCGTTCATAAGGTCATACATAGCAATTTCGTGGGCTTCAGAGATGTTGTAGTTGGCTTTAAGCCCAGCCATCTCAGTTTCAAGTTCCTGGGTGTAACGTTCAGTTTCTTTTTCCAACTGCTGCTGGTACTGAAGTTCTTCCTGCTTTGTCTTGAACTCTTTCAGGTCGTTGATTTCCTTTTTCAACTCTGCAGGTACAGTGTCAAAAATGTCTTCAACATCATCACCAGATTCATTGGTCATAATGTCTGCTGCAGCCTGTGCAGCCTCTTCAGGGAGTAGACCCTGCTGACCTAGATAGTCTTTCAGTGACGAGTAGACCTCTTGCGGGTTTGATTCGATTGCACGTGCAAGGTTCAAACCGCCAAGGATTAGGTCAGATGAGACGCCTTGCTCAACATAGTCCTTGAAAGGTGTGTACTTTTCCAACTGCTGCTGGAAGTACTTGTCCTGCTCCTGAAGGTATGGGGTAACCTTGGCGTGCCAAGCCTCAGGCAATTCAGCGAGTAGTTTCTCGTGGGCTGGGTGAGCCTTTGTTTCTTCAACTGCTGGGGTTTCTACCGTCTCGGTAGTCTGGTCAGGTGTTACCTGCGTCTCATCAGACATGTTTTTCCTTACTGTATCGGTGGCTGCTCACCTTGTGGTGGAGCCTGTTGTGGGTTTTCTGGTCCCATGCCCATCATAGCCTGCTCCATAGCCTTTTGCTGTAGAGCCTGCTCGTGCATGCTAATGTGCTTCTCAAACTCTGCTTTCACAGAATCTGGAAGAATGTCGAACGACTGTGACTTGCGGAAACGGTTGTGGATTTCGACGTGCACTGCGTGATTGTCGTAGGTGTGAACCTGTACGACTGGTGGCACTGCCAAACCTACTGGCTGTCCGTTTGCGTCTACTTGACCTGGGACAATCTTGTCTGGGTCTCCGTTTGCTGCGCCCTGCTCCCATTGCATCTGGAACTGCTGGATGGTCTGGTCGTCTAGGCGCTTCATCATTAGGTTTTCACGCTGAGCCTGGTTTTCGTCAATCTTGATGACGTTGTAGAACTGCTTCAGCATGCCCATGTCTAGAATCTTTAGGCCGTCTTGTGGTTGCAAGAAGCCCATTTTCATCCATTCGGTGATGAGGGCTTGGCGTGCAGACTTTGAGGTTGGTAGGGCTGAGCCTGATTCGATACGAATGTCGGTACCTGATGCGATGTCTGCACCTGATAGGACTGTTGCGTCGAATGCTCCGTCAGTTCCAACGGTCTTCACTAGGCGTGGAGATTGTACGTATTGTACAAAAAGGGTTAGGGCTTGCTTTGCGACCTTGCCGATTGCTGCCTCAATTGATGAGAACACGGTGGTCAGGTAGGCGTCGTCACGTTCCTGCAGGTAGTTGATGGCGGTGGCTGCGGTTACGCCACCTGATTCTCCACGTGAGACCTGGTGCTGACCTGATAGGTCTTCGAAGTCTGAGTGCAACTGCTGAACTTCGTTGAGCACATAGTTTGGCAGTGGCTGTAGAGGCACAGGGGTTGGGTTGGCGAATCCTGGGCGGACAGGAATCCAGATACCTGCACGGGCGGTAATCTTACGTGGGTCTACTGAGCCTTCTTGGTACATCATCTGTGGTTTAGCCATGAGGTTTTTGGCGTGGATGATTTGTGAGCGCAGACGGTTGTATTCACGCTGAATAGGAATCAAAGATTTGACCACTGAACGGCGGTAGAACTTACCTGTTGGGATGCTGTAAAGGTGAGCGAACGGGTATTGCTTGTGAGCGTATGGGATGCCGTTTTCAGCCAACTGAACAATTTCGTTGTCGACGATTGTGACTAGTCCACCGTTTGGCATGTGGGGGTTGCCGTTTGGTTTGCACCACATTTCGATAACTAGTACGGCTTCTGGCTTGGCGTTGTCTACGTTTCGCATGTCCATTAGGGCTGCGTCTAGGATTTCTGACGACGAAACCTTTGTTGGCTTAAAGTCTTTTGGTAGGACGTTGCCGAAGGTTGAGCGGACCCACTGCTCAGACTTTGTATAGACATTAAATATATACGGCTGTGATTCGATGTTCTCTTCTGATAGGTCAGGTACGAATAGGTGGAATGGTGATACCACTTCGAAGGCTACGTCACCCATGGCGGTTACCTGCTGGATGACCTGCTTCTGGCCTGTGTAAGGGTCTTGGACGCTTGTTGGGGTGACCTCTTTGACGCCTGAATCCCAGTAAGTTTTTACGAATGAGTTGCCTGTGGTTGCACGCCAGAACTCGGCTTTCTGCAACACGTTGGTCTGGAAAGAGTGCTTGTCGTAGATTGACTGCCAGACCTGTTCGCCAGCCGAGGCAGACATCAGGTCGTCGTCATCGTTAGACGCTGGGGCGACGGTGGCTGATGGGTGACCTGAGGTGGTCTTAGCAATCTCTGTTCGGATAACAGGTTCGATGCGGTTGACGGTTACACGTGGCAAACCTTGAGGGTTTGGCTCTTCTTGTAGCATCTGGTTGTTGCCAACGTTGCGCCATGAGTGGTACTGGTATCCGTTGTAGAACGAGATGTTTAGGTACCATTCTTGCTCTTCAGACTTGCGGGCCTGCTTGCATTTTTCATACTCGGCTTTTACCCAAGCAACTAGTTTCTTGGCATCTTCTTGCTTCTTGAACTTGTTGAGGGTGGCGCTGTCGGTCATGTCGCCTTCTACAGGCATGCCACCTGCGAGGTTGCCGTTACTGCCGAATATGTCGTTAGCCATAACCTTATTCCACGTCGTCTGCTAGAGACTTCCATGCTTTCAGCATTTCCGCTTCTTGCTGTTCCAATAGTTCTATCTCATCGCCAGATAGATATGGTCCAGTATACCTTGTTTCAGGCTCAACTGTGACTGTTTGTATCTGTTGAAATGCTAAAGGGTCTTTACTTGCGAGTAGGTTGCTTAGGTGCTTTATCGTGTCGTTCTGCACCTTCGACAACTTCACTTGGTCCTGACTTGCTTGGCTTAGAGTTTTGAACAGGCTCCGCCCCGCTAATACTGTCGCTGTAAGAAACAGCAAACACAAAATCAGTAACGCTACCACGAATTCCATTTATTAGTCCCTCTACTAGGTCTGGTACTTTCTTTAGTTCTGTTTCACGTGAAACAATTTCGGCTTTTAGGGCTGCGATTTCATCAAGCAAAGGCTGCTTAGGGGCTTGGCCTATGAACTCTGCCAAGTCATTTACGCACTGTAGGCAGAGCATGGCGTTGCCACCTGACATGAGGTCTGCGCCCAAATCAAATAGGTTTATGTTGCTTCGGCACCCTACGCAGGTACCAGGAAATGGTGCACCGTTTGGGAAAACGTTGAACTGTCTCATCCTTCTAACTCTCTAACTGAGGCTACGCCTCTCCAATTGTCGCCCCATTCGGACGAGTCATCGTAGTCTTTGAACTTTTCGGTTGAACCAAAATGTTCTCTAAAGTCTCGATGAAATCCGTCTCGTTTGGAATCGCTGAACTGTTTTTCTGGGGTCAAGTCGTCCATGAATGTCATGGCGTACTTAAGAGCATCATAGCAGTGATTGTCTTTGTCTCGTATGTCTTCTAGTTTATTTTTTTGTTCCGCAACCTTGGCTGAGGCGTGTTTCTTCCACTTCAGTTTAGGGAGTTCTGCAATAAGATGTGGGCAGTCATCCGTAATCATCAGATAAGGTTTCTTGGTTTTTGGATTGATTTTCATGTATTGCTGAATCTTTTCCAACCCAATTCGGCGGTCTGACGGGATGTTATCCACAGCCAAGTAGATGCCGTGCTTGGCGTATTCTTGCAGGATTGACGTGCCAGTGTGCTCTTTGGTTTGCTTGATGGCTGGGTCACCAGTGGTCAGGTAGAGGTCAGCGCCACTATCTTTAATGATTTCCCTAGTCCAACGATTCACTACTTGGGCGTGTTGCTCAACGTTCCATTTCGACTGGTAATGCTCTTTGAAGACGACAATAGTTCCATCTTCGTCAACTGCCATCCACAACCAGACGGTGGGGTTGGTGTATCCCGAATCCATTGTTCGAATAATGCGATGTCTGCTTGTGGGTTGGAACTGCCCTCTAGGTATACAGTGTGTGATAGGGCTGAATTCTGGAAAGACTGAACCGCCAAGATGGATGTATTGTCCGTTCTTACGGATGAGGCGTTCTTCTTCGGTGAGGTTTTCCATGAAGCGGGCAATAGCGTCCTTGCTGAGCGAAGGGTTGTCCTCCATGCTTGCTTCAACAATTCCAATGTCTTTAGTTCCTTCTTTTGCTGGGGTGTATACGTCGTCAAAAATCCATTCCATACCTTCGACAGGGGTTTGGCTCATCCACCAGTCTCCGTCAGTATCGACAAGACGGGCTAAGCATTCCAGCCAGATTGACTTAGGGCACTCCTCGTCGAAGTGCACGAAGTGGCGGGATGAACCTGCGAACTTGTCCAGGTCTTGGTCTTGGGACATGAACTCTACGAATGACCCATTGTTTAGGGTTAGTACGTGGCGTTCACGGCTGTATGACTGCTCCCATGAACCGTTGATTAGGTACTTTTTGGGCAGCCATTGTTTCCATAGTGGAAGGATAATCTTATCCACACCGTTCAAGAAGTCCACTGCGACGACACGCCCACGCACTGGTTCGTCGGGCATTTTGCGGAATGGGTGGGTTTTGGTGACGTAGTAGATGCCTTCGATGGTGGAGCCTAGGGATTTACCTGAGCGGTTACCACCGATGTATAGGCGGGCTTTTTGTTGTAGTTTGTGGAAAGCCAGTTGTTTATCTGATGCTTTGTAGTCGTACAGGCTGGGGGTGTGAACGGATTCGGACAGCCCCTCTCCTAGTTGGAGCAGGACGTCCTGTAAGTCGAACGAGTCTTTAGCCATGTATAAGTTTTGTTAAATCGCTGAGGCGGAGGCGAACAATAGATTCGTCAATAACGTCAAGGTGAGTACGCAGATAGATAATGTCCTGAACTTTGGCGTAAGCCCACCATTCACCAGCCCTAGGGTAACCAACACCAGCACGTTGAGTAACAAGAAAACCAAATTTGGCTGAAGCATTTTTTCGCTCCGTTTCTGCTTCTTGCATCCATTTTTCGACTTGACCGTAGGATGCTTCTTTAGCCATCTTACCGCCTTTGATTTCAAAGACGATAAGCCCGTAGGATTCTCGCAACCAAACGTCGCCTTCATCGGCGGTGCCTTTTAGGACGTTGCGGTGTGCGTCGAGTGGGTTGTAGCCTGTGCTTAGCAGGTAGTTTCTTACAGCCGTTTCGGCTCGTGTACCAATGTCTTTTGCTTTACTCAAGGTCGTCTCCTTTACGCTACAATAGTAGCATGTCGCCTGTTTTGAATGCTGAGGAAGTTAATGCTTTACACATTAACTCCGATAAGGACTCTAGCACACAGGCACAGCACCACACTTTAGGTATTAAGCCTACACAGGCAGCACCAGGTAACCACAGTCACGATGGTAAAGATTCGGTACGAATCAAGTTTTCTGACATTGAGGGTGGTTGGATGAATGTTGATGGCGGAGAACCTTGGACGATTTATACACCTATCCCAGTGCTTGATGGCGGAGGAATTTAATGGCTGTTGTCATTCAGATACGTCGAGGTACTGCTGCTCAGTGGACCTCATCTAATCCTGTCCTTGCTGTTGGCGAGATGGGTGTCGAGACCGACACCTTGAAAGTCAAGATTGGTAATGGCACATCGAACTGGGTCAGCCTGGCCTACTTTACCCAAGGCGCAGCAGGTCTTTCTGCTTACCAGATTGCAGTCGCTAACGGCTTTGTTGGCAACGTGGCTGCTTGGTTGGATTCCCTTGAGGGTGCTACAGGTCCGACTGGCCCAGCCAACTCTTTGTCTATTGGAACCGTTACGTCGGGGGCTACAGCCAACGCAACTATCACGGGCACGGCACCAAGCCAGACACTTAGCCTTGTGCTGCCTAAGGGTGACACGGGAGCAACTGGAACCGCTGGGTTGCCCGCCCAGTTCATTACGGTGTTCCCTTCTGAGGCTGCCCTTTTGGCAGAATACCCTGTGCCAGCAAACGCTGCACAGTGGGCGTTCGTACAAGATGTTGCCTCATCGACTCTCCGTCTTTATAGCAAAAGCCTTTCAAACGGCAACTGGGTAAGCAGCACCATTAACCTTCCCCCTGGGCCTATTGGTCTTCAGGGTATCCGTGGTGAGCAGGGTCTGACTGGTCCAACGGGCGCAACTGGGCCAACTGGTTTGACTGGGCCTACGGGCGCAACTGGTCCACAGGGTATACAAGGTTTGACTGGTGCTACAGGCGCTACTGGTGCTAAGGGTGACACTGGTGCTACTGGTGCAACAGGACCAAAGGGCGATAAGGGCGACACTGGTGCAACAGGTGCACAAGGCCTCAAGGGTGATACTGGTAATACTGGGGCTCAGGGAATTCAGGGCGTCAAAGGTGATAAAGGCGACACGGGCGACACGGGACCGATAGGTTTAACTGGTCCTACGGGTCTGCAGGGTATTCAGGGCGTTAAGGGCGACACGGGCGATACTGGGCCAGCAGGTGCCACAGGTGCTACAGGTGCTCAGGGCATTCAGGGCATCAAAGGCGACAAGGGTGATAAGGGCGATACGGGTGACACTGGGCCGATAGGTCTAACTGGTGCTACAGGTGCACAAGGTATTCAAGGAATCCAAGGCATTAAGGGCGACAAGGGCGACACAGGTGACACTGGCCCAACTGGTCCTCAGGGTGCCACTGGTGATAGTTCAACTCATTACCACTACAACACACGGACCAACACAACAAGCGGGGACCCTACTACTAACCAACTTGGTTGGAATAACGCAACTCAGATTAGTTCGACGGCGCTTCGGGTAAACCACGTGGATGCTGATGGGCAAGATAACGGGATATTTTTAGACCTTGTTAATCAGAGTGACATTCTTATCATTCAAGATAAAAATAACGCTGCAAACTACCAAAAGTGGGAAGTGTCAGGCACTCCAACCTACAACACCACTTGGGACCAGTTCCCCGTAACGTTCATTGCGTCAAGCGGAACTGGTACAACCAACTTTCCAAATAACCACTCTGTTCTTTTAATTATTGTTTCCGTTGGAAATACTGGACCACAAGGACCTACTGGCGCAACTGGTGCAACTGGTCCCGCTGGCCCTACTGGCCCTCAAGGTCCTCAGGGTGTTCAAGGACCTAAGGGTGATACGGGAGATACTGGCGCAACAGGTCCTGCTGGTGCAACAGGTCCTGCTGGTGCAACAGGAGCGCAGGGAGTTCAAGGGCCTAAAGGTGATACGGGGGATACTGGCGCAACAGGGCCTGCTGGCGCAACAGGGGCGCAGGGAATTCAAGGACCAGCAGGTCCACAAGGACCAGCGGGTGCAGACGGTGCAACAGGTGCAACAGGTGCAACAGGGGCGCAGGGAATTCAAGGACCAGCAGGTCCTGCAGGTACCAACGGAACAAACGGTACAAACGGTGCAGATGCCCCAACCATTACAACAATTGATGGAAAAACCGCATCTTACACTTTGGTCCTCACTGACAAAGACAAGATGATTGAACTTAACGTTGCCTCGGCAAACACAGTCAGCATTCCAACTGACGCTTCTGTGGCATTTGCCGTTGGCACAACTATTACAGTTCTTCAGACGGGGGCTGGGCAGACCACTATTGCTGCCGTAACCCCTGGAACTACCACAGTTGTGGGAACTCCTGGCCTAAAACTTCGAGCACAATGGTCGTTGGTTACCTTGATAAAGCGTGCAGCCAACTACTGGGTGGTCGCTGGAGATTTGACTGCATAATGAGAATTAACATAGGGGCAATTGCATCATCAATCCGCAATAGGTTTATTGACAGTTTTAACCGTACGGACACTACAACAAGCCTAGGGGCCAGTAGCGATGGGTCATTGTGGGGTGCTTTGCGAGGCACCATGAAAGTAACAACTAATAAGGCTACGTCGTCTGATGCTGCTGGTGGAAGTTACCCTGCAGCCACCATCAAAATGCCTAAACAAGATGTCACGATTTCTATGACTGGCACAGGCAATGGTTCGGGGTCGATGCTTTGGGCTACCGACTCTGGCAACTGGTGGGCTACTGACATCTACGCCTACACCTATTCTGCCCCTTGGTTCTATACACAATTTAGCGGTTCTTACACGTGTAACGCTTTTGGAAACGTTAGTGGCTGTGACACTTTTGCTATTGGTAACTACAACAGAACTTGCAACGTTTCAGGTTATTGCTGCCCCACTTGCGTTGCTTGGAACTCTAATAACATTAGGAATGCTGCTTACTGCAGAACCTATAACTATAGTGCGAATTACAGTTGCACGACGGCAATCGCCAACTACAACTGCGCTGGTTACTACACTTATTCTGTTTGCAACTCAAGTACAGCCAACTACAGCACCATCCAGGGTGGTACCTACTACTACTACCCAACCTATTTGCGTGTAATCAGGTCAATAGGCAACTCGGTATCGACAGTGGTACAGTCTTACCTTGGAGAAAACCTCAACATCCAAAGCCTAAAAACCATTACCAACGGAACCCAGATTACGGTAAAGGGCTACTCTGACACGAACCTAACCACTCAGGTAGGCTCAGATTTGGTATACACTGCTACAGGAGCAGCCGTAACCACAGAATACGGTATCGTGCTAACCCCAAGCGGTTACAATGGTGTGTATACGGTGGATTCAATCACAATAGAATAAAACTCAACGGAGACGACAATGAGACTAATAACTTTTACATCAGTAAACAAACGCACGCTACTGGGCAAACCCCAACCAATAAAGCATTTCTTACCTGAATGGTATAGGAAGTCTGAAACAAGTTTTGTTGACAAGCGCACAGGAAAAACTCAGCACGGGCTAAAAACCTGTGTGCCATTTTTGGATGCAATGCTAAGCGGGTACACGCTATTGACTCCTGTAGACATCCACGTTTCACGTAATGAAGACGGGACATTGAAACTTGGCTGGAACAGCCCAGGAGAACTGTCATCGTTTATCGGTGAACGTTCAAGAGAATCAGGCAAAATGATTCCCGTCCCAGCAGGCCACCTAAACAACCACTTGATTTGGTCCAACGAATGGGGCATCAAACTTCCTCGTGGCTGGAGCATGCTCATCTGCCACCCACTAAACCGTTTTGACCTACCGTTTACAACCACGGCGGGCATTATAGATAGCGACAAGTTCTGGGCTAACGGCAACCTGCCGTTTTATCTCAAGGCCGATTTTATTGGCACCATCCCAGCAGGCACACCAATTGCTCAACTAATTCCTATTAAGAGAGCAAAGTGGGCTGCTAACTACGACCAGTCATTGGCTAACGAATACGGCAAACAAGGCACGATGGTTAGACAACCAGAGAACACTTACAAGAAAAAACTTTGGGTACGTAAGGAGTACAGGTAATGGACCAGAATGAAATTCAAGAAGTAGTAAAACTATCAACTTGGGACCTAGTAAAACTTGGCATTCACAAAGTTGTAAAAAACAGAGTTAAACTACCAGCCGTCCTTGACGTGCCAGGTCCGCCACCACCAATCAAAATTAACCACATCGCCATAGTCCTAGATGGCGAAGTTCAAGAAGTGATTCATACCGAAAACAGGATGGCTGCGCTATTGCTCAGCGGTCCAGAGTTCATCGAGTTTGAAGAAGCCGAAACCATTCCAACAATTGGTTGGGGTTGGGATGGCGAAAAGTTTACTGAGCCAAGCCATGAAGGCCACGACCATGCGTAAAATCAAGTTTCACTCAGCCATGCCAGAACTGGACATAATGCACCCTTTTCCATCCAGCAGGCTGGTCCCAGACTGGTTCAGGAAGATGAAGCCAGTATCTGATAACAAGATTTCTAGCGTGAAACGCTGTGTACCTTTTGTTGATGCGTTGACCTCTGGCTACATCATTCCGCTGCCTGTGGATGTTGTTTACTCTAAGGAGCGTGGCTTTTGGAGTAACGCTGGGTTTGAGATTGTAAGTCACCATAACCCAAGCCAAACGCAAGGCGTGGTAACACCGCCAGAGTTCAACACTAAACCTTACAAGTGGTCAAACAATTTCCACATCAAAACCCCCAAAGGTTACAGTTGCCTGTTCATTCACCCACTAAACAGAGAAGATTTGCCGTTTCATTCTTTCTCAGCAATTGTGGATACTGACACGCACCCAGTCATTATCAATTTTCCTTTCTTAGTCAGGGACGATTTTGAGGGCACTATTCCTGCAGGCACACCGCTGATTCAGGTCATTCCTTTTAAGCGGGACGAGTGGTCGATGTCTGTAAAAGACACTGGCAAGGGGCACGATTATGCGTTAGGACACGAAGTGTTCACCACCCCGCTTGGTTGGTACCGTCAAAAGTTTTGGAATAAGAAGAAGTTCCAATGACTTTGCCAACAATTTTTGTTTCCATGGCTGCCATGGATGACACCGAGATTCTGCCAAGCGTGCTGAATGCTTTGAATTCTGCAAAATATCCTGAACGTATCAGGGTTGGTGTCGGGATTGCAGCGTTGGATGACAGCGATTACAAGAGGCTAGTTGCGCTGAATGATGACAGGGTGCGGGCAACGTTTGTTCGTGTGAAGAAAAACACTTTTGACCATCTTGGTGTAGGCAAGGGGCGTATCCGTGCTGAGGTTCTTTATCAGGATGAGGACTACTTTTTTCAGGTAGATTGTCACACCCATTTCGCTCAGGACTGGGACGAGTTTATGATTGACCTTTATGCTGGCGCTAAAGAGGCAGCGCAGAATGACAAGGTTGTGTTGACTACTTACATTGGTGGTTACAAGTATCAGCCTGAGCGTAAACCGATTGAGGGTTGGGAGTACACGGCTTACCCGTTTTATGA